GGCAAGCTGCCATCCGGGAAGGACTTTTTGAAAGCTGGCAAGGTCGCAAGAACATGAGCTGGAACGGTGTGGCCACCGAAGCCAGACTCATGATACGTCACAAAAGAGACCTTGGACCCGACGAAGCCAGACACAGATATGTGGAGAGCCTGTTCATTGAAACAGCAGAAGGTGAACGTTACAAATTGCCATTTGTGAATCTAGGCGGTGGCAAGGCCATGCTGGAACATGTGCGCCAGGGTGGCAGACCCTACGATACAAGAGGTCAACACATAGCCAACATGATCCAAGAGATCAATATTTTGAGCAGATTTGAACGCAGCGTGGCCGGCGATGCCTTGATGGAAGGCGATACTGCGCAACTGGTGACCGAAGCTCACGGGTACAAACACAGTCTCAAAACCAATCTCAAACGTCTGGCTACCGGACGCGGATACGCAGACTATTTTGAATCATGGAATCCGGCCAGCATCACTGAGCAAGATGTGGTAGTGGAAAGTCTCAAGCAACTGTTTGTAAAACAGACTCTGGACACCAGGATTGAACAAGCACTGCCGTTACTGGCAAAGATACAACAACAAGGACAAGCTATGAAAGAAGCCACGATATTTGAAGCCTGGGCCAACCGCCTGGTAGAAGGAACCTGGAGCCTGCCGGACACTCCAGAAAAACAGCAACAGCTGATAGATTTTATGAGCCAGGAACAACCGGTTGGTGCCGATGCTACAGATGCCACTGAGCAACTGTATGACATCCTGGGCGATGATCAGTTGTTTGATCGACTGAGTGAGTTGGCCGATCAGCACCCTGACAGCGATTGCCGCCAGTTGGTTCTGGACCGCATGCAGGAACTCAGCGATGATCCAGATGTGCGAGAGGCCTTGGAAAAACTCAATGTCAACACAGATGCTACCATGCACCCAGCGGCGGCTACTCCAGCCGATCTAGGCGGTGATAGCGATGGCGGCGACATCGATGAAAGCATGAGTGACCACCAGCATCATGTGTGGACTGTGCATTTTGCCGACGGAACCCAGCGTCGTGTACCAGTAGGCAGCGATGAATTTGATTACGAAATCAAACGTATCCAGGATCATTTTGCCAAACAGGGACTTGAAGTGGTTGACGTGGACACAGATACTGCCATACACGGTGAACCACCCGCTGAACCAGAAGATTATGAAAAGACCGAAGGTGTCGCAGAAGGTCATGCAGACCAACAACGCAAAGTGTTTAAGAAGAATGGCAAGCCAGTAGGCGAAGTCGGTATTGACCGTGAATCGAGCCCAGGTGTTGGTCAGTATTACATGAAGCATTATGCTAGTGGTAAAGATTTGTCTGGGTATGATTCATACGAAGAAGCAGTAGCAGAACTAAAACATTGTCTAAAACAAGGTGTGGCGGAAGGCTCAACTACACGAGGTGGGTTTGGTGGTTCAGCCAGTCAAGCACATCACGAAATTGAATGGCTTAAGAATAAGATTGAAACACTGAAACCGTTGTTGACCAAGAAACCCGGTGTTGCTCGTCAAATACGAGATTTGGAAAGACAGATCCGTGAGAGAGAACTGGCTATGGCATATCACGATCAAGGTGTGGCGGAAGATGCAATCCAATCTTTACGCAGAGCCGCTGGCTTGAATGAAAATGTGTTACGTGATAGCACCGGCAGCACACTGGATCATATTGCTGATAAATTCAAACGTGACATCCGAGATTTTGAAGCCACAGGCAATCTCAGTGATGATTTGTTTGACGCACTATACGATTATTACCAAGATGACATGCCATACGGTGTACAAAAAGCTCGCTCGGGCGATCCGCACGATTGGATCGCAGATCGAATCACTCAAGACTTAGGGTTACAACCAACCGATCTTGATCCGTTTGAAAAATTCAAATTGCGTAATAACGCAGCTCGTGACCAAGCAGGCATGCCACCCAATCCAGATTTCCAAGAAGAACGTGATCCACATTCGGTAGATGGCGGCATGGCCAATGCGTTGTTGGCTGACGATGCCGTCTGCAACATGAGCGATCATGGTCATCATTGCCCGGTACACGGAATTGAAGAATGTTGGGGTGCTGAATCCATGCCCGGTATGGAAGAAGGCGCAGTTGGAGCTGTAGCAGGTGCAGTACTAGCTCCTGAACTGGGACCACTGGCCAGCCGTGTTGGTAGCATGGCACAAGATGCCATGACCGATTCAGATGACGACCTTGACGAAGAAGGATTTGGTCTCAACCCAACTCCGGCAGCCATGGAAGAAGAACGCAGTCCGTTGGCTGGCATATATGGACATTCGGGCAAGATGAAGGAAGTGGGCCGTGACGTCGGCTTTTTGGACAGACTGAAAGAGCTGGCCGGCATGCGACAGGCATAAATATCATTGTGACAGGCTGAAGCGCATGCTATAATACAACATGCGCTCAAAACTGATCTACCAAACTAACTCAAGCAACTTAACCAAAGATGTAGCAAACACTGACAGCAGAGTGTATAATCAGCTGTAAGGCAACATTTAAGGCAATCTTAAATCAACATTTTAAATCAACTTAGAAAGGCAACACAAAATGGCGTCACTTAGCGAAATTAGAGCGAGACTAGCAGCATCAGAAAACAAACAGGGTACAGGTGGTAGCAGTGGTGGAGATGGAGCAATTTATCCACACTGGAATATGTCAGAAGGTGAAAGCGCCACCTTGCGATTCTTACCCGACGCAAATACCAAAAACACATTCTTTTGGGCCGAACGACAATTACTTCGTTTGCCATTCAACGGCATCAAAGGAGACATGGATTCAAAACAGGTGTATGTACAAGTGCCATGCGTAGAGATGTGGGGTGATCCATGTCCTGTGCTGGCTGAAGTGCGTACCTGGTTCAAAGACAAGAGCCTGGAAGAAATGGGTCGCAAGTACTGGAAGAAACGCAGTTACATTTTCCAAGGATTTGTGCGAAAGAATCCCATTGCTGACGACAAGACTCCGGCCAACCCCATCCGCAGATTTATCATAGGTCCACAGATCTTTACCCTGATCAAGGGTGCCTTGATGGATCCCGAACTGGAAGAGTTGCCCACTGACATCATGCGTGGTCTAGACTTTACCATCGCCAAGACCAGCAAGGGTGGATATGCTGACTACAACACTTCAAAGTGGAGTCGTAAAGAATCAGCCTTGACTGAAGAAGAACAAACAGCTATCGCCGAACATGGCCTGTTTGATCTCAGCACATTCATGCCCAAGCGTCCAACTGACGTGGAGCTCAAGATCATCAAAGAAATGTTCGAAGCCAGTGTAGACGGACAGAGCTATGATACTGAACGTTGGGGTGCCTACTACAGACCAGCCGGTGTAACGGCTCCTGCTGGCACCGGCTCAACTCCAGCCATGGTCGATCTAGACGAAGATGCGCCAGCAGTCAAGTCAGTAGCGGCTCCAACTGTCAATGACTTTGATGACGAACCTGTTGCAACCGCAGCGCCAGTACAAGCCAAACCGGCCGCAGGCAACACACAGGACATCTTGGCCATGATCCGCGCACGTCAAAAGCAGTAATCAACTATCAGTAACAAACACACCCAGGGACTGTCCCTGGGTCTGACACAAGGAGCATAAACATGGCCAATAAACCATTTGACATATCAAAATTCCGCAAGGACATTACCAAGAGTATTGACGGACTCAGTATTGGATTTAACGATCCTACTGATTGGATTTCAACCGGCAACTTTGCCTTGAACTATCTTATTTCAGGAGATTTCAACAAGGGTATTCCGTTGGGCAAGGTCACGGTATTTGCTGGCGAATCCGGAGCAGGTAAAAGTTACATCTGCTCTGGTAACATTGTAAAAAACGCACAACAACAAGGCATTTTTGTGATCTTGATTGACACAGAAAATGCGCTGGATGAAAAGTGGTTGCATGATCTAGGTGTAAGCACAGATGAAAGCAAGTTGCTCAAACTCAACATGGCCATGATCGATGATGTGGCCAAAACAATCAGCACATTCATGATCGATTACAAGGCCTTGCCCGATGGCGAGCGTCCCAAGGTGCTGTTTGTGATTGACAGCTTGGGCATGTTGCTTACTCCCACTGATGTCAATCAGTTTGAAGCAGGTGACATGAAAGGTGACATGGGTCGTAAACCCAAGGCACTGACAGCATTGGTGCGTAACTCGGTCAACATGTTTGGCAGTTTCAACGTGGGCCTGGTTGCAACCAATCATACCTATGCCAGCCAAGACATGTTTGATCCTGATGACAAGAT